TACCCCTAATAAATTATCGTTAATTGCATCGTTATCCGTTCCAGCAATTACATTTATATCAGGATAATCATCAATATTTGTACTAAATGCATATGACTTAGAATTTATGGTTGTATGATTACCACTAAATAACGTATCTCCGGTGTGATATTCACGAATGTTTGGTACCAATATTTTACCCGTAAATCTATTTCTCGCTCCAGTGTCATCTCCTAATGAAAATCTAAAACGATATGTACCCTTTGTTGGTATTCCCTTTTTCTGTTTTGATATTACCGCCTCACCAAATTCGTTTGTTACGTAATAGTCAATATTCATTGGTACCTTAAAAAAGAATACACCATTTTCATTTATTGTGCTATCTATCGCAAATCTTTCGAGTATTGGTCGATTTAATTGTGGATTACCGTTCGCATCTTTTTCATACTCGCCCGTAAATCTAATTGCTTCAATATCACCCTTGAATGTAGTTAATCTACATTTTTCACCCATTTGATTGTCAACATTACAATTGACCATAAGTGCATCTTTTCCAGAATCGGAAATAGTTCCACCCATCATAATTGCGTATGGTTCTAGTCTAACACCTCTTGTACCTAAATCAAAATCTGTTCTTGTGATACCAATCTCACATAAATCTTCATTACCCCAAAATGGATAAACTTCAATTGTTTTGTCAAACGATATAATTTGTGGTAGGGTATCTAAATTTTCAGAGGACATAAAAGTGTATTTGTTTTCAAACTTTTCCTCAGAAATACCCTCATATATAAAATCATAGGGTACCATTGATTGACACCCCATATCAGATAGGTCAACATCAACATGTAATGTTTGTGTACCTAATGGTACACCCCATATCATAAAGTCACCAGATTGATTTGTTTTCACTGTATACTTGTAATATTTTTCATATATTTCCAAGTATTCTTCTCTATTTAAAACATCTGTTTGGTCGGGAAACGTACCTGTTGGTGAATGTCCGCTATGTTGTTGTCTTGATGGTAATAAGTTGTATTTATATCCTGTCTCATTTCTATCTGATGTAGATTTATATGGATAAAGTTCAGATATTACGGGGTCATTTTCATCGACATCATCTAATGGTATAAAAATAGAAACTCTTGCATTTGGTATACCAAAACCATCATTAACACTTATTCTACCAACAACGACACCGTAATCGGCACAAAGTGATGTGTATATTTCCTTTTGAGTAAATTTTAATGAAAGAACCTCAAGTAAGTCAAAATCTTGTTTTAGTTCAACTTTAATTACTTGGTCCTTACCAATATTTGTAGATATTCTATGTTTTTGTGTCATTCTTATAATAAATAGAAACAATGAGGTTTTCTAAAATAATATAAGAAAATTTGAATTTAGAATGTAGTCGAAACCAAAGGTTTTACCCTTACTTTAATATCTTTATTTGGAAATCTTATTTGTGGAATCTGATTTGATTTCATAAAAATTGTCATATCAGATTGTGATATTTCTTTAGTGGTCTCATCTTCATACCCGACAGCAACCTCGTTAGTCGAGTACTCACCACCAACTTTACCATATACTCTTATTTCAACAACACTCACAACTCCCGAAACTGTACCAATTTCTTTAAATAACTCACCAACAAATAATGGATCACCCATTTTTCTTTTATCTATTGAAAAATATGTAATAACTTTTTCAATAACTGATCTCACAATTTCAGTTTCGGTTTCATTTTTATCACCAAGTAAATCAATTTCCACCCCCATATCAATTACTTCACCACTTTCAATTTCTAAATAATCATTTATCATTCTATATTCTGAAAGATATTCTATGATATTATTTTTAAGTGTGTTTGATACAATATTTGTTAAATTACCCCTCTCATCATATGAAATAAGTTTTATTTTAACTTTATTATCCTCTTCCATAACATTTACTTTAGCGGGGGCACCAAAAGTAGATGGCATATTTTCAATTAAAGATTTATAATCATTTAATGTTACCGCTCTGTTTTGTGCCGCAAAGTTGTATGAAACCATATTTCTTATTTCCTCGATAGTTGGTTGGTCCGCACCACCAATTGCAGGTGTTACATTTGTAACCCTAAGTGATTGTATAACTTGTGTATTTACAGACGAAACCGGTCCATTAACATTAAAATCAATATTATCAATATTAGTGATTACGTTAACACCTAAATTAGTATCTTTACCACCACCTACTCTATATTTTATAAAAATAGTTGTATTTGCTTTTGGTATGGCACCTAATGATAAATTATTCAAGTATGTTGCAAGATTCACTTTTAAATCCCCTGTGATGTAATTATCTAAATTATCTAATGGATTTACAGTACCAGAACCAAATGTTAATTGGAAGTAACCCTCGGGTGTATATTCCGTAATAAATTTATTACTCACTGAAACATAGGTTCCCGCTCTAAAATTATCTTTATCGGACGCCTTAGTTGCGTCAGGTATAAAAACTTTATCTTGCATTAAAGATTTTACTTCGTACCATTTATTTGTTGGTGAACTAAACTCCGCAAGGGTCGGATTAGCACCAAAGGTTGTTCCATCTTTATGAATGATTGAGGTAACACCTAAAACATTTAATTCGGGTAGAAATATTTTTAAGAATGGTTTTTGTTCTATATCTGTTATTACTTTTCTAAAAATTCTTGTAACCCCATTAACAACAGGTTCTCTCTTGGTTATGGTGTAAGATATCAACTTATTATTACCATCAAAATTAGGAATCTTTAATCTGTTTGGTTCACCCTTGCTATTGAACGGGTTGGAAAAATCTATGTCTTCTATTGTTTCAAAAATTTGACCTCCACCAGATATTTGTGCTCCCGATCTTAATAAACCAAGATATTCTGTTTTTTCTTTATCACCACTAACCGGTACATTTATTGAAAAATCACAAAGTGTAACAGAAGGTCTATTACCGGGTATTCTTAAACCATATGTTTTTGCAATATGAAATAATGATTGTCTTTGTTGTGCAAAATCAAGAATGGTTTCTTGCCAAACTCTATCGATATGAAAATGTAGATTATCGGTAACAGCAGCGTTTAAATCCAATAACACAGAAAATATAGATGCGTCGTTAGTATTCTTTACTAAATCGGGATAATATTGTTTGGTCATGTTGACCAATTCTTCTCTTAGTCCCGCAAAGTCTCTTGTTGCATATGATATTTTTTTTGACATATTATATATTGATAATTATAAAGTCCGAAGACGAAAATGCTCCGTTATTAACCGTGTAGTCTATTCTTACTTTTGCGGTATATGGTTTACTTGATGCGTCTGAAACCCTGAATAGTCTTTCATCCTCATTCTGTGTGAATGTTTTTTCCTCCTCTGGGTCATTTTCCGCCGAATTTATTTTTATTGAATTTATATCTAAATTAGGTATAAACTTTCTTACTCCTTCTCTTATTTCTTCTTCAATCAGACCAAATGTTATCACATCATTTTGTTCGAATATGTATTCATATATTCTCGTACCAAAATCAGGTAAATAATACCTTGATCCTCTTTTTGTTAAAAGAAGATGTATGAGATTTGCTCTCACTTCTCTTTCTGGTGTTTCTGTCATCTTTAGAAAATCACCCTTACTACTGTCCCTAAATGGATAGTCTATACCATAAGTTACTGCCATATTAATAAATATAAACTAATACAAAATGGTAATAAATAAAAAACCCAACCGAAGTTGGGTTTAATGTTGTGTCTTGATATTCACCCCCGTTATTCTCGAGACCTGGGTGCTCAAGGTACGCCTTGACGACATTAGTACTTTGAGGAGCCACCCATTATTTTTACGCTTCACAGCTAACACAATCGGGATTCATTGCTTGAGCGGCGATATCACCTCTTAATACCGATTCTGTTCTCATATAGTATAGTGTTTTAACACCTTGTTTCCACGCTTCTAAATGTACTTGATTAATCCATTTAGGGTCCGCAATTGCTGGAAACGCTAAGTTTAATGAAACCGCTTGATCAATATATTGTTGTCTTACACCTGCTTGTCTTACCAAATCTAATTGGTTAATTTCTTTGAATGTTTTGAATACATCTTTAACGGAATTACATCTATGTGCTCTTTCATCAATTGATACTTCTTTAGTTTCAACTAATTTACCATCTGAAAAACACCACTCATCTAAGAAATCTAATCCCAGTACTGAACCACCATCTGCTAAGATTTGGTCCCATACCTCTTTAGTGTTCTTACCGATTTTACGAAGTACTCTTTCTAATTCGGGATTTTTACGAATAAAAGTACCTTTAGATGTTTGTTCAGTAAATACATTTGCCGCCCATGGTTCAATTCCACTACTTACGTTACCACTTAATTTAGAGTTTGATACTGTGGGTGCAACCGCTCTTAGGTGAGTATTTCTAAACCCACTCTCTTTACACCATAATGGTTCACCAAATTCTTTCGCCATATCTCTACTCGCTCTTTCAGATTCAATTTTAATCTGAGAGAAAATCTTACGTGTTTCAAATTGTGCAGTCAATCCTTCAAATGGAACACCTTTTTGTTGTAAATATGTGTGCCAACCTAATACCCCCAATCCTAATGCTCTACCTCTTTCGGCTGATCTTACTGCATTATCAAACCCCCTCATATTTTTTGCTCTTTGGATAAATTCTTCCAATACACCATCTAAGAAAATTGTTGATGTGTGTATTAAATCTGTATCTTTCCACTCATCATATTTTGCAAGATTCAAAGACGATAAACAACAAACAAATGAATGTTGTTCATCAGTATGTAGAACAATCTCAGAACAAATATTTGTCATATGAACTTTTAATCCGTTCTTTTTATACATTTCTGGATTTGCCTTGTTTACATTACCTTTATACATAATGTATGGTTCACCAGTTGCCTTTCTTTTCTGAAGTAACTTACCCCATTTTCTACGTGCTTCACTATCACCTTCTTCTAACTTCTTCATAAACTTATCACTAACTACAACACATTGGTGTAGGTTAAGTGATTGTCTGTTAACATCACCCTTTGGTTCTCTAATTTCTAAAAAATCATCGAAATCTTTATGGTCAATTTTAATGTTTACCGATGCGGCCCCTCTTCTTACTGAACCTTGATTTGTTGCGAGAATTGTTGAATCGTAAATTTTAATAAATGGAATTACACCATCTGATGTTCCATTATTCGTAATCTTAGCACCCGCGGGTCTAATCATATTAATACCAATACCAACACCACCTCCGTGTTTAGCTAATATCATCAACTCCAAATTCTTGTTACCAATTTCGTAGATACTATCACCCACATCAATACCGAAACAAGAAATTGGTAATCCTCTGTCTGTACCAGTATTTGATAAAACAGGTGTAGCTAAACATAACCAACCTTTCCAAATATAATCGAAAAATTTAGTCGCTAAATTTGGTTTACCTAATCTTTTAGCAACAGTTGTTGCAACTCTCCAATAAGCATCTTTTGGTTTTTCTCCTGGTAGGAGATAACCTTTAGATATTGTCTTTACATAAATCTCTGTATTTCCCCAACTTGGGAAGTCGACATCGAGCTCCCAACCGAGTTCTTCTCCGTAATTCTTCATATTTCAATAAAATTTTTTGTTATTTAAAAAATATCATCCCAATTTTCACCTTCTCCCGCTTTACTATAATCAGTAGGTCTCATTGCAAAGAAGTCTGTGTGAGTAACCCCACCCGTAAGATGATAAAACCAATCTAACTCTGATGCTCTTTTCTCGTTGAATTTAAATATCGGTTCGTAACCAAGCTCCACTAATTTTTCATTAATTCTTTTGGTTATAAACTCTTTTAAATCACTCGATTTAAGATTTTCAAGGTCTCCCATTTCAAAAATCTTATCAATAAATTTATATTCCAGTTCTTGAATCAATTTGGCTGCACCATAGATATCCTCTTTAGCTTCCTCTAATAATTCTGGATACTCCATACACATATGTCTAAATAATTGACAACCCATTTTAGAATGAAGGGATTCATCTCTAACGCTCCATTTCATTTGTTGTCCAATACCTT